GTGATCAAAAAAATTGAATTTGAGCCAGGCTATACACCTTCCAATTTGCGACTGGTTGTAGAAGAACTTCAATCTACTGGCATGACACAACAACAGATAGCGGAAAGTATTGGCGCTGCGCGTTATACAACGCTAGCAAATTGGATGTCAGAGCATGATCAACCTAGACATAGGAATATGCCTGCAGACAAATGGAAAAATATTTTAGAGTTGTTCCATTCAAAGCACTTACCGTAATCTCAATTTGAGATTGCAATAAACACATAGACAGCAATCGCGCAGTCTTACGCAATCCAGCGTTAAAATTTAGGAATACATCTAATGAAAGAAATGTCTTTTAGTCAATGTTTCTCTGCTTTTTTTGAAACTTATAGAAAGTCTGTAGAGAAGCAAACAGAAAATGCCGCCTTGGGTATTTTTCTTAATCATATTAATGGGGAAATTGGTCCTTTGAATATGCATCAAATCAAAGTTTCCAATTTGCAGCCAATTTTCAAAAAATTAGAAAATGAGGGTAAAACAAGTACTTTACGAACAACACACCAGTTGATTTGCAAAGTGTTTGATTATGGCATTGTTTATGAAACATGCTGTGAGTTTAACCCTGCACAGCCATTAAGCCGGTTCCTTGCAAAACATGTTGAGAAGAATCATCCTTTTTTAACTGAGGAGGAAATGCCATTATTTTTTAATGAGGTAAAAAAACATGGAAAACTTTCCACTCCTGCAAAAGTTGCTTTGCTGTTAATTATATACACAGCAGTTAGAGCAAATGAGGCTGTTCAAGCAAAGTGGGACGAGTTTGATCTAGACAAGCAGATATGGACAATACATGCGGAGAGAATGAAAAAAAGGTTATCTCACACTGTCCCGTTGTCTAATCAGATTGTTAACATACTCAAAAAATGGAAAAACAAAGCACCTGTTTCTGATTATGTATTTCCTGCTTTGAACAAATCTAATAAAAACCCTTATATGCAAAGCTGGTGTTTAAGTCGTGCAGTTAGTCACACCCTGTATTATCAGAAACAAAACATACATGGTTTCAGACATAGATTCTCTACAACGTGCTATGAATCAAACTTGTGGCGTGATGATGCTATTGAAATGTGTCTGGCGCATAGAATTGGAGGGGTAAAAGGCGTTTATAACAAGGCTAAATACATTGAGGAAAGAAAAAGAATAATGCAGTGGTACGCAGACAAGGTGCAAATTTGGGTTAAAGGTTTTATTACTGAACAAGAGTTGATTGCTTAAAATAACCGATAAAGGCCCTCATCAGAGGGCTTTTACACATATCCCAACATGAATATTGTTATTGATCGTATGTGCCGTGCAACCAGGTAAAATACACAAAACAAAAACGCTCAGAATCAATGAAGATAATGAGCGTTTACATTTAACTTTTTGGATCTGACTTTGCATAATCACCCATCCTCAATCGGTACCATATCAACTGTCTGGCCTGCCAATTCATGGTAGCAGTCAGATAAGAATTGAATCTTTCCGTCTGTTAAAAATAAGTGGCATCGGCTTTCTGGATGATGATCATTTACGAGTAATGACGGCGTGAATGCTGGTTTATTGACATCACCATTAAAATTCCATTTGCTGCCATTCGGATGTGCTTCAACATGAAATGGATGTAAATACTTGCAGCCAGGACACTTAAACAAGTACATCCCACTGCTCCAATATTCCAGATATGGAGTTAATTCAGTTACTGTGTCACTCATGTCATACAGCCTTCAAAAAAAGTTCACGCTCTGCAGCACGGCGGCGAACAAGCCCTTTCATTACTTTCCCACCGCCTTTATTCCATTGCGGAAACTGGTCAGCTGCACCAGCATAGTCTTTTGCATTTAGCTTTTTAACTAAGGTTGATTCTTTCAGTGCTGTTTCACCAATGTTGTATGTCAGGCTCACCAGTGCATCAAACTGATTTTGATTAATAACAACATTTACAGCTTGGTTTACTGCAGCCTCAAAGCGCCGCAAATCATGTTGAAAAAAGGACACTGCTTGCGCTTTGGTGCAGGTATCACCTCTTTTCACTTTAACGCCGTTTGGATAAACCGTTGTACCAAAACCAATAGTCCAAACACCCACACCATCATCATAGGCTGTAAGTACCAGGTCCTCAAAACTGGTGATTAAGTTGATGCCGACTTGACTGGTTTTCATACCACTAGATTGGTATTCATCTAAAATTTCACTAAATCGATCAACTTGATTTTGTGTAAGCTTGCCGCCTAGTAGTTTACGGGCAATATCAAAAAATGCCTTTCTATCCATTTTTACTGTCCTCTAAAAATCAGAAAACCGCCTATTTAGGCGGCTGTTTAGTGATTGAGTTTTTAACTGTCTTTATCTTTTTTCTTTTCCTGCTCTGAGCTACCGAAGTAGAAACCACAAGCAGTTGTCATTGCCCCTGCAATAAAACCCAAGGCCGTGTTTATTAAGTTGCTGTTTTCCCGTGGCATATCGACAAAGAATAATGCGATTACCAGGACAAACATTAAAGCAACCAAGGCGAAGGCTAGATAAGCCCGAGTTTGTTCACTTGTCATCTAAATCACCTTTTAACCGTTCTTTAGTTTGCTCGTATTGTTTCTTTCGCAATTCATGAATCTCTTCAGCTCGCTTGTCATCACGCCGTTTAAAATACAACGTCATGAAAAAAGTGATTACACCGATAAAGACAGAAAACCATACTGCCCAATCAATATTTGCTGCATACGCTGCCACTGATGCCACCCCTGATGCATAAGATACTTTTGGTGCCGCTGCTGCGATTGTGTTTGTAGCAGCTTCAACCGCGCTTGCTGCTTGTTCCTGCATTACCTTTCTCCAGATAATAAAAAGCCGCCATAAATGGCGGCATAGTTGTTATAAAATTTATTGGTTAGCTTCTAACCAAATCAAAATAGGATCTTCTTCTAATCCACATATCACTTGATATTCAGCTAAGCCGTCTGTAATCCAACATATCTTTTGTTTTCTAGTTCCTAAATCCTGTACGTACTCAGATAGAATTGTAAAATCTTCGTATTTCTTAAGTTCTTCAGTCATAGAATATTACCCTTAAGTAGAGTCGATATTGTGATAGCTCCCCCTGTCTGATTCGCAATATAAATATTGCCATCTGTGTGAGTTGAGACAATCAAATTACCTGGTGTTCCATTTGATCCATCCAATACACCTGTTGCGACAGAAAAGTTAGCATGTCCACTAATCTTGGAGGTTTGCGGACTGCTCCCAGCCCTAAAATATGCCTTACCTGAAACAGCAGTCATGGATGATCCAAAAACCTCTATTTCACCAAAAACATATCCGTATGCTGCATTCTTTTGATATGTAATGACACCTCCGTTCGTCAATGTTGTATAGGTAGTTGCAATTGCTCCTGTGACTTGCGCTGACTGTCCTGTACTAAATCCATTCGCACTACTTCCGGTAGCAATAACCACATTGTTTGGACCATAGTTACCTTCTACATATGAACCATTCGCAACAACACTTGAAAGATTTTGAATGTTTGCCCCATTGACTCCATTTTTAGACAGGTAATTATTACGCGCCGATACATTTGCCGAATCTAATGTGTATAAACCAACAACTGAATTGCCTGTAGCTGCAGCTGCAAACAGATAAGCTTGACTTGCACTCACAACAATTCCTGAGCGACCAGCTTTTGCGCCTGTAGCCCAAGCTTGTCCAGCCTCAACCATCGAACCAGTGAAAGACATTTGATGATGCTTATTGCATGCTGCAAGATTCCGCGAGTAACGTCCTCCACCACCGTTTTGTACATTGATACCATTGCCACCGTTCGACAATGTGAAACCGTCTGCGAACTGACCGCCTGATACATTTACAATCATCAAGCCATGACTTGCATTACCATAAACAAAACCTGAATCACCATAAAAGTTTCCACCCGCATCAGTGCGCATACCTTGAAGCTTGTTTCCAATTAATCTTACTTCTGATAATCGACAAAAGTTGCCGCTAATCAACAAGCCAATCCCCCCGCTTCCAGCAACTACAGCACCGCGAAGGTAAGCAGCACCGCCATCACCCAAATCAATAGCATTTGAAGTCGAACCAATAAAATGGGCGTAGGGTGCCTGCAATCTTGAACCACCAAAGCCCCAAACACATCGATTAAAGCCAGAAACAGCAAAGTTCTGTCCACACACAATATTTGATTGGATTGCCTCATAAGATGCATTTTGTCCTTTGAGCAAAAGCCCTGTCCCGCCAGCTCCACCTTCAACTATCAAATTATCAATAAATTTAATAGCTCCACTTTGCTCGCCAACAAATCCGCTTCCAGCATTATTTGCTTGTTTGAGTACGGTTTTTAAGACTTTTGCTGTAGCACCTACCCAACCTTTAACAGGCGGTGCGAAACCTTTGAAATAAGGACTTGTCACATTTCCAGCGTTATCACGAAGTTCAGTCTGGTACATGTTCCAATTTTTGATTTGAACAGTGACTTTATTCCCATCTTTTTGAGTTACTTTCCAAGTTCCTTCGTGTTGAATCATTGAAACTTTTAAAGCGGTAAATCGAATATTTGAGATATTGTGAATTGAAACATCTATAACCAATGATGTATCACTATTTACTGCGGTTACTTGGGCCATACATCCGTTGAAAAGTAAAATGTCACCAACATTTACATCATTCAGAAATGTTGTACCTACACCACTCACATTTGCACCCGAAATACTGATTGTCCCTACACTTGGCTTTGTGTAATACCACCATTGGAACCTATTTGCATCTGCATCAAAATCATCACCTCCTGATCCTGATTCAAATGCAGAAGCAATCGTGATTGTTCTTGCAGTGTCATCGACAGAAACAACGGCTCTTGATTGCCCTTTATAGTGAAAAAGATCACCAGGATCTAACCAATTACTTGGACGAGCATTAAGGCTAGTTCCACTCAATGTAACTGTAGAGCCTGAAACGGAGGCATTGCCCATTTTATTAAAACCAACCACCAATTCCCCAGGATTGGCTTTGCGTACTGGTAATGCTTCAAACCAAGTTGCACCACAAACAACTTTGTCAATTTTAAGAAAATCACCTACATTGACTTGTGATGCATCTGCTAAGGCATAAGTGACATCCCAAGATCCGTCGGCACCATTTGAACTAACAACAGAATCAATTGATATTCCTACTGAGTCAGCACCAATGATATTCAAAAGGGAATGATTCTTTGTATATTTAAAAATATATTCCGAATCAAAATTTAAAATAGCGGCTGGCAATTGGATTGTAGTTGGTGATTGAACACTTAAATTCTCCAATTTACTCAAAACTGATTTTGCTTTATTAGGATCACTAAATATAACGTTCAAAGGTTCACGAATTTCAATTAAGCGATTTGTAGCTAATGCATTAAATAGTTTTTCCGCATTATCAACACCTTCAAAATCTTTAATCGTTGCAAACTCGAAATTTTTATCACGCTGTGTTCGTCCAGAAGTAGCTGCTACAAGTAAATCTGTCCATCCGTTCTCACCTGCACCGCCAGCTGCAGCAATTTCGATTGCATCTTTTAACGATGCTACAGCACCATCAAACTCATCATTAATCCTGTCAATTACTTCACTAAAGATTCTGATCTGCGCATCAACATCATCTTTAAAACCTTGAATTTCGTTAATTGCCTCATCAATTGTCGTTAAATCAGCTTTGACATCCAGCGCAGCTAAGACTTTACGCAAAATCACTAAGATATCGACAAGGCTATTTGCGTTGCTTAAAACCGCATTCCAATTCGTTGCCATGCTTTTCTCCAGGCAATAAAAAACCCGCTTTCGCGGGCTTCATTTCAATTTTGATTATTTCGCTTTGATTACATACATAGCAGTTATATTTCGTGGTCGATTTTCCAGTGCTGTACGAACTACTTTTGAGGCATCGAATTTTACGCCCCAAGGTTGAGTGCTTCCAGTTCCAGCATCGCCCGTATAGGATTTTTGCCCTGGTATAACTTCAAAAGCACCGTCAGCTTGTAATTCATCTACAAACTGATTATTACCAGAACTAATTGGACCTGCTTTTAAGCTACCAGTAATATTTTGCATCGCATCATCCTGATGAGAACCAAGAGAGCGATCAACATCAACACCTCTACCATGGTCCCAACCTCGCACAAATTCACTGCGATAATCCGGAACAACAAACGTATTTGCGTCACCTCCATATTTGTTGCCTAATTTAGCTGCCAGTTTGGGGTAGTCTGCTTTGTTGTATGTCTGGCCATTGCACTCCAAATAATTCACTGGCACCGCTTCAAATGGGCAAATACTAATTAAGCCTATCGCATCATCATTGATACCAAACAAGCTATTAATGCGGTTTGTTAAAGATGAAACATCAAGATTGTGATCTAGAATTAACTGATTAATTCTCTGATTGATTGTGTTGACATCTAAAGCATGCGCCTGGGCAATTTGGTTAATTGAGTTGGTCAGATTGGTCACACTCAACTCATGGGCATCAATTAATTCATTTACTTTTTTGGTCACTTTATTAAACAACCAGTTGAACCACTGGCGTGCTGGCTGCAATTTTGATGGAAACCCTTTTTCTAGCTCCAACCCTTCTGTATTGCTTCCAGTAGAGTCAACATTTTTGGCAAACTCTGTTAATTTCTCAATACTCATCTTCGCCCTCAAAAATCAACCTTACCCCTGAGGGTAAAGGGAACATTAATTTAACTAGCTCTCGCTCAAAGACTTCATAACCAGCTAAAAATGAAAAGGTGATTGTCATGTCTTTGTTGTCTCTAAACTTGAACGGTTTATCGATTACGAGAGAAATAATTTCTTTCGCTGATAGCTCTGTACAGTCGCTTTTATTCAGCAAGATTTTTGCTTTAATCACTCGTTTAAAAAGCTGCGGAGTCATCTTTAACGCCGTGTAGCCGCTCATGCCCGACTCACGCCAATAACCAGACTTAAAACTCGGATCATCTGTCTCACGCCAGGGCAATGAGGCAGGCTGTCCTTGAAAGCCAAAATAAGGAACCGGCACTGAGTTGGGTATCGAGTTCGGTGCACCGAGCCAGTCTGCAATAATCTGCAGCTGATCACCCTTGGCCGTATCAAGATCAAACTTGTTGCCCAAGCTACTGAGACAATCAAGACAGTCAATCAGTGGATTAATTGAGGTCTCGACCGTCTGCCTAAATTTAGGCTTGTCTCGATGCTGGCTCGTTAGCAATGCGATATATTTACTTGCATCCACTAGAAACCTCCTGAGGTATTGATCTCAATGTTATCGGTATCGCAATAGGCCACGGCGTTAAATTCCAAATTGTAGTCACCCACAATGGGTACACTATTTGCGATGATCTCAATTGAATCAATTTGATAAGTTTCAGAGTCCAGATTGCCAAACAAACCTGCAGGGATATAAAGCTTGTTCATCATGATTCGATCACCAATATCGAGCTGATTCACATAGTCGGCCAAGTTCTGCTTGATATTGCTTTCAATCTCTTTGGTGTATTCCGAAGATCCAACAAGGTTTAATTTAAAGCCGATATTGATGATATTAGGTCGATACAATGAGACTGTTTCCTCATCACCAAATGAATTGATCACGGTAACGTTGACGTTACCAAACCAACCACAGCCCAAGCTTTTCTTGGCACGCATAATGCCCGCGATTGCCGCAGCATCACCGCCCGCAACAACAACACATAAACTATGAGAAGGAATACCGAGACTGTTTGTAGAGTCGGTGTCATTCTCATAAGTCTTACAGCGAGAAATGCCAGGTAAGCTAAAGATCGCCCCTTTTATGCTGTCCGTTTTGGATTGCGAAGGAATGGCCACAGAAAGTGCCTGACGTTGTCTTAGCTTTGCATCTGACTCAACTGGCATACCAAGGGTTGATGTCACGGGATTATTTACCCCTTTCCATCCACGTGTCGGCTTACCAATCGTTTTGATGGTGTTGCTCATGGCCAGAATTGCACCAGGCTTTTTGGCCGTGGCTGTAATAACAATTTGACCCGAGTTGGGAATTGTCACCAAATCTGGAAAGATCCATTGATTACCGTTGTCATCCAGTGCGTAGCCCTTTGTGATTTCAGTGGTGGCCACACCCGTAATTTCTAGATCTACAGTCGAGAATGTTGGTACCTGCCGAGCAATTCCATTTATGGCCACATTGCGAGACAGAGCATCTTTCTTTGCTGTCTTTGGTGAAAAGGTCGAGTAAGCATCCACAATGACCGCATTTACATCAGCGATCGCGCGGGAAAATACACCAATCCACTGCCCATCCTGACTATCATTTTCAAGATAGGCATCTTCACCATAGATGCTTTTGTATTGTGTCTTGAGATAATCAACTATCTCGTAATAGGTTGGTGCAACGGGACCACTGTCTGTAATGACCGGTGCAACAGTTGTTAAAGTCATGTTGTTAAGTCCCTATTAATGAATGCTTCGCCGTAAATGGTGTTTACCGTCATCGATACAGTTAAACGGCGTGTTTTTGTATCTAAAGAGCTTTGAAAATCGACAATGTTATTTACACCCGGTGTTTCTAAAACCCGTTGCCTAAGTGTGAGCTCATAAAGGTTCTTGGAGTGCTTACCAACAATCGACTGACTCCATCCTGTACCGTCTGATGTATCGGCAAACCATTCCCCAAGCCAAAGCTTAAGCCTGGATAAAATCGCCTGCGCCACTGTCTCTGGTGAGTTCACAAGAAAGTCATTCTTTCCAGATCCAAAAACATAGTCGCCATCACTTGAAAGTTTTCTATAGCGCATAAAAAAAGACGCTTTCGCGCCCCTCATATTGATTGATCTATTGTTCTGGTGGGCCTGATTTACCAGATCCAGATGCAACGCCCGTTGTGATGTGGCTGAATAAGCTCACAGTCTTAGCCACTACATCAGTTAAAGACTTAATCAGCCCTGTAACCGTTAAAGTTTTTTTCATTTCCACGTCACAATGAAAAACTGCTTTCTGGCCAATAAAATTGATGATTCCGCCTGGTGTAATCTGGATCTTTGTGGCGTTGTCATCACTGCGGATCTCGAGATTATCGGTCGATATATCTGAAATCTTTTCGCGTTGTGACTGCGGTCGGAAAAAAGCAAAACCATCCGATAGATCATGATGCCGAGTATCAAAGGGATTCTGAACACCACCAGATTGCCACCACAGGTCGATGTTGCGCGATGAGAAGCTGACAAGGCACTCATCCCCCACATTGATTGGATGTGTGATGGTGAAGCCACCAGCGCACGGAAACATGACCGGCACGTCCTGCAGTATTGGAATTTCCAACATCTCAATCCCGCCGTCTGGTGTACGGACTGGCACCATAATTAATGGCTTAACTTCTACAGTGACAGCATCAGGATCATAACTCACCACTTCACAGGGTAAGTTTGTCCAAATAGCCAAAATCTCTGCAGTAACAGCATCTTTGATAATACCGAGCAGATCTGGTGAACGTTCATTAATTGTCAGTGCCATCTATTCAGCCCTCGGTGGTGGTGTCCAACTTTCATCGACCGCATTAATTGAGATGCCAGTTTTTGGCACCACAGCGCCAAGCGCCGTACATACCATATTGCTGTACCACTCATCCCCGCGGGTATCACCACTGTGCTCAATCGCTTGGATCACAAAAATACCCTTGGCATTGGTTGCCAGTTTTGGGGTTTTATAGGGCTGATCCACTTGCTGGCCACTGTATGCAATATCGTAGTTTTCAGATTGCATATTCCGAGTATCAATCCTGATTCGGTCCATCCGTTTTAACTTTGGATTTAACAAGCATTTAACAATCAAACCCTCACTGGTGAGCTGTGGCATTCCAACCATGCCAGTTTCAGAACTTAGGTCAAAGATTGGTTGAATCGAGAATTTATCCAGTTCGGTTGAATTGAGTACCCCTTCCGAATAATCATAAGTGACGTTATTCTCGCGGCCGACACGCTCAATCAGACCATGAAAGCTCCCGAATAAGGTACGTCCACGTGGGTATTTTTGATCACTTAACTGGACCAGATCCCCTGCATCAATTCCATACTTCTTGGCTTCCTCAACAATTAGATCGCTTAGGCCTTGAATTGGCGTACCTGCAGGCACAGATCGATTAATTACAGCTTCATTTCGGACCTGATCACCGGCAATGGCTAGAACACAAAGATAGGTATCGACTGGACTATATCGACCACGGCGGTATTGAAAAACACGACCCTTAAAAATAACCTCAGGCTCATCATTGCCATAACTGCAGGCCAGGATAACTTGGGTATTTTTTTTATCGTCGTCGACACCGGCCAGCTTATTCATGGTCTCATGCGATAAATTATAGATATAGATCTCTGCAGCCTTAGGTTGTTCTGTCGTTGGCTGACTGACCACAAATGTCATTTTAAAATCAGTAAAATCCAATGCATCTGGGGCATTCTCATCTACCTGAATTGTCAGTCTGCAGTTGCGCATCCATTGCATCGTCATGTGTCACTCCAATACAGTTTTATGTTAGTTCCAAGATCACTAAAAGCCTGGCTCTCATCTTCACTTGTATTAAGCACATAAAGTGAACCTTTAATAATGTGCTGATGCTGAGCCAGTAAATTGTCACCCACCAACATTGGCAGGCCAGCAATCAGTGGATTCTCTGCAGTATCAAAAATATCTAAATACCACTGCTCAGCTCGATAGATAAGTTGCAACTTATACTGTGTGGTACCGAGCTTGATATTAAATTTTTGATTACCGAAATTAAGCGGGATTTCGTAGTTCATAAATCACCAAATTGATTTCCATGTTCCACCAACTTGAGCGCCACCCACAACTTGACCCAGTACTGATGCACTCACCTCCTTGGCTTGAACGGTGCCGCCATCTGCAACGCCTGCCGTTGCCTCTGGACTTGCCTGATTCTCGATTGCAATAAAGGTTGTTTGTGTACTCACGATAATCACTTTTTTAAACGTGATATCGATCATCAATACGTTTTCAGTTTGTAGATCCGTGGTGCATGCAAGGGACTTAATCAACATATTGGTATAAAGCCGCTTACCAGTTGAAATGATCAGAGGTAAAGCTTGTTCTTGTAGCTGTAGCAATGTTTGATAAACAATAGTCAAACTCGTATTACCACCTAGAACAGTGTCTCCAAGAAAACCATTTAATGTGCCTGCACTCTCTGACCAACCGACTTTCATCGTCACTTCTGGTGGCTCTTTGAATGCATGATCTGAAATAGCTGCACCAACTTCCGTTGGATGCTCTGTAACTTTCAACTCATCCTTATGCTTTTCTTCTACTGTGACATCGGCGAAAAGTCCCATGATCGTTCGACCACGGCCAGACAATAAAAGAGAACCAAGGATCTCAGAATTTTGATATGACGTGACAGCGCCTAGGCCACTATCTATTAAAGTACCTATTGCCATAATTTCACCTATAAATAAACCGACCTAATGAGGTCGGTTATGATTCCCGTTAAATTTTATGACCAACAATTAAATTCATAATGATCTATACCGCGATGTTTTCGCTCCACTAAACTTAAGCACTCTCCTTGAAAGACTATTGGCAATTGCTTTTGAAGCTTAGTTTTGAACCCTGATGTAGATTCCCTCATTTCATCAAGCAACTTATCTAATAAAGATTGAGAATCTTCACGATCTCGAAGTAAACGTTTGATTAACGCTTCTTCACAGGCATAGCGAGCTTTTAGATATGGCTCAATAATATTGAGGATGCGATTAAATTCTTGTGCCAAGACTGGCAAATGCTCGACCTCAAACTTAGCAGGGCTTGGTACACCAGTCACATTACGAAGCGAATACCAAATCGCTGAGCTTACAGATTGTTTTTGGTCTAAATTACCTGCACAGCACCAAATCAGACGCTTGATATTCAACATGTCATTATTGTTGATGTAGTTGCGTGGGGTAATTGGTTTAGGCGCTTCGTACTTTCCTGTTTTGCGGATGGCAGGAAGGACCTCGGATGTTACCCATTTCTTGAATTTCTTCGCCTCAGGTTTACGGCTTTTAAGGATTGCTGAGTAAAGTCCAGATTCATTAATGATAGATAAATTCTGGTCTCCAGAGGGGGTACTCATATTGTGAGTACCCCTTTCATCATCATCTAAATTGCGAACCATGTTACCAGCATCACGGTAATCTAAAGCATTTGCCACATCGGAAGCCACAAACCAAAGCTCGCCATTTATATCAATAATCCTAACATTGTATTCATTATGGAATGTAAATTGTGCTAAACTAGCCATCGTTAACTTACCTCAAAGTTGTTGACATCAATTAAGCCCGTCGCCTGCAAGTGTTGGGCTTTTTTGTTGTCTATTAATTTCATGCTTTCACACTCTTTTGATTTAGAAATTGCTCAACTGCTTTATTAATCAAATAATTCATTGATCGCTCCTCTCTTGCCGCATTCTCTTTTAGCTGCTTGTGCAATTCAGGTGGAATGCGAATTGCTACCTGTGTATCTGTACGTGCCATTTTCACCTCCAATATAAAGCACCATGATCACATTAAAGCACAGTGATTTATTGATGTAAAGCACTGTGATGCAATACTATCTAATATATATTAGTTTTAGGATTCATCATGGCGCGCAATGACCCACAAATGAACCTTCGTGTTCCAATGGAACTAAAAGAAAATATAGAAAAAGCTGCTTTTGAGAATGGTCGAACCATTACTGCTGAAGCTGTATATCGCCTAGAACAAAGTTTTGAAAAAAGTCAATCACAAGAAAGTGAAATTGAAAATCTTAGAAAAGAGATTAAAAACATGAACATGACTATTCACACACTCGCTGAGGCTTTGGTTGGTAAAGGGAAGTAATTTAATGAGTCATATCCGTTGTACACAAGGTTCATAAATCCGACAATCTAACCATTGTAGAAACCACCAGAGGTTCTGAATAATGAAACGACTATTTTTTTTAACACTGTTTTTAACTGGCAGCGCATATGCGGATATGTATAAGTCGAACTCCTTTGGGATGATGCCCCATAAGGACATAATGCGCATGGTTGCTGATCGCTGCAACACCGAGGCAAATGCCATGGGTGATAAAGATGCTGCAACAGAATGTATTGATAGTCAAAAAATAGCATTTAATAAATTAGTTGAAATTTAG